TAGCGGCTCTAACAGTATCTCAATGACAGTTAGCTATATAGGAATCTAAATGGGACGCTTTGCTAAAAACACAGTATTTGATTCTGGTAGTTATGCTCTAGGATTGTCAGCTACCTCAACAAGCTTCAGACCAAATGTGGCAGGGTTTACTAGCCAAACTGCTTTAAGATATAGCACATCAAGTGACAAACTTGAATATTATAGCCATTCAGGTAATGTGTGGCAAACAGTAGGGAATGTGGGATCAGGTACAGCTCGTATCACTAAAGATAGCTTTACTGGTAATGCACTTACAAGCGATTATGGACCATTATCCTTTAACTATAATACTGCGAATCCTACGCTTTATGCCGCTAATATCCTAGTACACGTTGGCACTGTTTATCAAATTCCTGGAACAAACTATGAATTTGCGGCAAATGCTATTTCGGGTACTGATATACATTTTGCTTCAAATCCCAGCGATGGGGCAGCTATCACTATCATCCACGGACTTAATTCTACAATCTCCTCTTAACTTTTCTGATAAATAGTAGAAAGGTTGGAAGATAAATGGCAATTAGTCGCGTTCCTGGATTTTCTCTACTAGCAAACTTAGATCGTCAAGGTACAGATCTATACATCTCTAGTAATGGCCAAACTTTAACCTACTTCGATGTTAATAACTACCGCTTTGGTATTAACAATCCAAGTCCGCAGTACGAATTAGATATTCTGGGTAATGTCCAGATTGGTAGCGGACATTTATATACATCAGCAAATATAAGCTTTGACATAGGTACAGCAACCAATTGGTGGAGAAATATCTATGTCAATACCATTACTAGCAATGGGCTAACCATATCAGGTAATTTAAATGCTACATATATCAGTGGCACACTAACTACATCAGCACAACCATATGTTACTAGTCTTGGTAACTTAATTAGCCTGACTGTTGATGGAAATATTACAGCCGGTAATGTAGACTCTACGTACCTTATTGGTACGATACTGACAGGTAGCCAACCTTATATAACAAATCTAGGTAATATCACAGTTTCAAACATCACTGTAATTGGTGGAGAATTTGATTTTGGTGGTGATGCATCATTTGGGAACTTACATGCTGATGCCCTATATCAAAATGATAATCTTGTATTGGATTCAACATCAACAATTAGTATCATGGGAGATGCTACTGGTAGCGGTAATGCGTCTAATGTTGCTATTACACTAGTTAATAGTGGAGTAACAGCCGGAACCTATGGGTCCTCAGGTCAAATTCCTGTGCTAGGGGTTGATAGCAAAGGTCGTGTGATCACAGCATCTAATGTCGCAGCGGCCACTACAGGTAATCTAATATTTACTGATACAACAATATCTACACAAACAGCTAACGCAAATATTTTTTTAAGTACTAGTGGTACAGGTACGGTACAAATTACTGGAAATACTGCATTAGGTATACCGAGCGGAACAACAGCAGAACGTCCATTAAATGCCACAGTTGGGTATATTAGATACAATACCGACACTGGAGGTTTAGAAACATTTGATGGAACTACTTGGGAAGCGGGATCTGCGGCATTAACATCGCAGGTAATCAATGGCGACGGTATTAACAATCAGTTTAGTTTAAGTTCTAATGTCAGTCAAGCAACAGATTTAATCGTTAGTATTAATGGTACACTACAACAACCGGCTACAGCATACACAGTTAACGGAACATTAATTACTTTTACTGAAACTCCAGCTACTGGTGATACGATCGAAGTCCGCCATATCGCTACTGGTATTTCTAGTATAGGATCGTTATCATTAGGGTCTAGTAATGTAGCTATTCCAGCACCTAACGGTGCAATCAATATTAATACCTCAGGAAATTTAGTTTTACAAATAGGTACTACCGGTGCTGTTATTGGTACATATCCTTCTACGGTTATTCCTAGCAGCGGAGTAGCCACTAATGTTGACGTATTTTCGACAGCAATTTATAGAACTGCAAAATATATATTTCAAGCAAATACCGGCTCAGCTTATGAAAGCAGCGAGATCCTAGTCACTCACGATGGAACTACCGCATATAGAACTGTTTACGCAGTAATCAGCACAGGTGGTAGCTTAGGTAATGTTTCGGCCACGATCAATGGTACAAACGTGTTAGTTCAGTATACCGCCGACAACAATAACACAAATGTACGTACATTAAAACAGTACTTGATCATCTAAAAAAAAATCAAATTCGTATAAATACTACTAACGAATACTCAATGTACCTAGCTCTAGGGGATATGGAACCGCAAGCTGTACAAGGATTACAGTAATATTATAATATTTTTGCGGAGCCAGACTTTAAAATGTCTAATTTAACCAGAATTAAGAATAACCAGATCACAGACTCGACTATCTGGGCTAATGCTAAGATCGTTCCTGGATCTATCGTTGGGTCACTTTTCAGCAGTAACATAACAGTAACCAGTGACTTTGTTATCACAGGTAACTTATATGTAGCTGGTGCAAGTACATACTTGACAGTTGCTAGTACTAACACGTTTGTCAATGACCCATTAATCGTATTAAACAACGCCTACTCAGCAGGTGCTATTTACGATATTGGTTTTATTTTTGAACGTGGTACTGATGACAATCAGGCATTCTACTGGGATGAAACATCAGACGAATTTAAATTAATCGCCACATCTGAAGGCGGCAGCACATACGGTAATATCGGCACAGAAATATCCTACAGTAATTTCCGCTTAGGTAATTTATTCCTTAACAACTACTCTGCAACACGTTCACTATTCGTGGGTGCTAGTGGTCTAGTAACCACAGATGCAGAATATACCTATGATGCTACAAACAATACATTAACAGTCGGACAATTCCTTATCGTAGGTAACAGTGCTGTAACCATCCAAACAACAGGCACAGATCAAGATTTAAAACTCGCTCCGAGCGGTGCTGGTATAGTTGATTTTAATGGAACTAATGCAACTAATCTAGCAGATCCAGTAAGTGGTTCTGATGCAGTAACATTAACCTATCTTAATAACCAACTAAGCAGTGCTGTTACAAATCTAATCGATGATGATACAGAAGTTAGACTAATTGATGATGGTGTGAACGCAGGACAGATTAATGCCAACGTCGATGCTACTAGCGCATTGGTAATTAAAAGTAATAGTTTAAGCATATTTGGTACAGGTTACACAGGTTCTAGCCCAAAAGTATTCATTGACAGCGCAACCAGCAACGTTGCGATATCTAGCACGCTTTGGGTCAGTGATGTAGTAACACTAAATTCAACAGTCCCTGCATCCAGCTATACAACTGGTGCAGTAAAAGTTTCAGGCGGTGTTGGTATTGGCGGTAATTTATATGTTGGCGCAGGTATACAAGACACAATTATTGGTAACGTGACACCAAACGCAGGTTTCTTTACTAACTTAAATGCTACAGGAAATCTACAAGTTGCTACAGTTAATGCTAGCTTCTTATCAGCAAGTACAGCAGTAGTTGGTAATATCGCCGCAGTTACAATTGGTAACACAGGTGCAGTCGTTCAAGGGTTAACAGCACAATTTAGTGGTAATGTCATTGGTGGCCTAGCTCAATTTGCAGCTCTAAATGCCACACCAATTGGCAACGCCGCAGCCAGCACCGGCGCATTTACAACACTAACAGCTTCTAGTGTAAACTCATCTGGTAACGTATTAGGTGCGGCAGCTACATTTAGTAGCTCACAAATCAACGGTAATGAAAACGTAACTGGTTATCTAAATGTAACTGGTAATATTTTAGGATCAGCAGGTACGTTAAGTACTTTAGATCTAAACAGCACAACAAATGCTACAGATGCGACAGGTACGACTGGTGCACTGCAAGTCTCAGGTGGAGTTAGTATCGCTAAAGATGTTTGGATTGGTGGTAATCTCTTTGTTTCTAACATCTTTGGTGTCACTGAACAACTAATCGCAGTTGCAGACCCGTTACTATATCTAACAGCATCTAATACCTTCCCATATACTTATGACATTGGTTTCTTTAGCCATTTTACTGGCGGCGCTGCAAATATTGAAATACACACAGGGTTTGTACGAGATGCTTCAGATGGCTATTGGAAATTATTCAGCAATGTTGACACTCAACCAACATCAGTTATAACCTTCAATGGCACAGAAGATTACGATGGATTAAAACTTGGTAATTTACAATTAACTGCTACAGGAACTGCGATCTCAGCAGCGGGATTTATCAATACCACTGCTAACATTTCTGGTGCAGTGGTCAACGCAGGCGCACTAAATGTAACAGGCACAACAACGTTAGCCGCAATTAACTCAACTGGCTTAATCAACACCACAGGTAATGTAAGTGCAGCCACGGTAATCGCAGGTCAATTCAATACGACTGGTAATTTAGTAGCTAGTGAAGTCAGTACTGGTACATTAAATGCTACTGGTTTAATTAACACCACAGGCAATATATCAGCGGCAGTAGTTAATGGTGGTGCGATTAACTCGACTGGTTTAATCAATACCACAGGTAATGTATCAGCAGCCACAGTAATAGCAGGTCAATTCAATACAACTGGCAATTTAGTAGCTAGCCAAGTCAGCACTGGTACATTAAATGCTACTGGTTTAATTAACACCACAGGTAATGTAAGTGCTGCAACTGTGATAGCAGGTCAATTCAATACAACTGGTAATTTAGTAGCAAGTGAAGTTAGCACTGGTACATTAAATGCTACTGGTTTAATCAATACACTTGGCAACGTAAGTGCTGCAACTGTGATAGCAGGTCAATTTAATACGACTGGTAACCTGGTAGCTAGCCAAGTCAGCACTGGTACATTAAATGCTACTGGTTTAATCAATACACTTGGCAACATTTCAGGTGCTAGAATTAACGCAGACACACTTGCGGCTACTGGTACAATCTGGGCTAACGCTTCAACTGACACAACATCTTTAGCAACAGGTGCTTTAATTGTTGCAGGCGGCACAGCAGTTGGCAAGACTATGTGGGTCGGTGAAGGTGCACGCATTAACAGCACACAATCAGCCGAATCATTCCATGTACTAGGTCAAGGTACAAACAACAGTTTGATCTACGCAGATTTCGCTAAGAATGCGATCGTATTTGGTGGTGCAAACACCTCAGTACAAGATGGCACAGTGGTTAAATTTAACAGTGATGGTGCTATACTTATACCAGTAGGTAGTTCGGCTCGTCGTCCAGGTGCCGCAGGTAATGTTGACGTAGCAGGTATGTTACGATTTAATAATACATCAAACAATTTGGAATTCTATGACGGCAGTGATTGGACGGCTGCAGGTAGTGAATTTACTGTTATAGCCACAAATAATTTCAGTGGTAACGGTGTTCAACTTAACTTTACTCTAAGTTCAGCTTCGACCACAGCCGGTACATTGGTTATGATCAACGGTGTGGTACAGATACCAACTACTGCTTACTCAGTAACAGGAACTACTCTAACATTTACAGAAGCACCAGCATCCGGTGATGTGATTGATGCTAGAACTCTTATTACTACAGCTACAGTATCTACATTAGCTAGTGGTAGCGGATATAATACATTTGATGTTGCAAACGAACCATATGCTAATGTCACAGCAGGTACTAGTTCTGCTGTAACCAGACTAAGTATTGATGGTGCAACCGGTACAGCTACATTTACAAATGATGTAGTTATCAACGGTAATCTAACTGTCAAGGGCGGATCATCAGGCAATATTAACATCGGTGACCAACCCACTGATAAGTTACAATTACAAGGTAGCATTGTTTACAATCAAACAGCTATTAATGCTCCCGGTACAAATCTTAAAGAGCTTGATAGTTTCAGTACCTCAGCTTTCAGCACTGCCAAATATTTAATACAAGTTAAGGATGGTGCGAATATTGAGAGTGCTGAAGTGTTACTAGCACAGGATACTGCGAATGTATTAACAACCACATACGCGGTACTTGCTCCAGCAGGCGCACTAGGCACATTTAGTTCTAACATTGTAGGTGGTGCAGTTAAATTCTGGTATACTCCAAGTATTAGTACTAATGCTAATATTAAAGTACAAACTACTTATATTGTATAAAGATAATAATAAATGTTAAATTTAACTAAGAAGTTATATAGAAAAGATTATACTGGTGAAGATATAGTTCAGGAACGCACACTTACTGGTGGTAAGTGGGATACGGTTACTGAATATGTGCCAAATAACGTGATCAATAATCAAATATCAAATCGTGCTGTGATTTTTGGTAATGGCACCGGAAGGCAAGACATGCCGATAGGACATATACTAAGTAAAAAAAGTGGTTTGTTAGGCGCAGATAGTTTACAAAGTTATGCCTGTAACGCATTTTACAGAGACCATACACCCGACTTTTTAGTAGTAACTAATAGAATTCTAGCAGACGAACTAGTAAAATCGGGTTACACCAAAGACAATATCGTCTACACACGTGTAGATATCAGTTTAGAGTTCCCAAAAAACTTTTATCTGATACCACATGATCCATATGCAGATGCAGGCACAACCGCTGCCTATATAGCAGCCTTTGATGGACACAAAAAAATATATCTCTTGGGATTTAACGGTCAAAGTCAACCAGGGATTAATGACAACATCTATGCTGGTACCAACGGTTACGACAGCATAGATACAGAAATAAATGATACAAAATGGATAGCAAATATCGCCGCGTTATGCAGGATATACAACGACGTAGATTTTGTTCGTGTAACCGAGACGGGAAGAAGATCAACACCAGAAACATGGAAATCTTTAACTAATCTCAGACAGATCAATTTCCGTGATTTTGTGTTAGAAACAGATCTATAATATACTTTCTAAAGTTTTTATCTTACTAACCACAGCTTCAAAATTAATAGTGCGCCAAACTCCAGGATGCAGTGGTTTTGGATGATCTTCTAGGCTTACCCAACAATATCCTCTGTGTTCTGCATTTAATTCAGGAACAAATTCATCATCCACTGGCGCGATAAAAGTATGATATGTAAAGTTGCCGTTGTCACTAGTAAATTTTTCTATTGGAATAATCCTGGCATCGCGTATGATACCGCCTAATTCTTCTTCAATTTCTCTTGAAAGGCTATGGATTATCTGTTCATTGGGTTCAACCCTACCCCCAACTACTCCCCAAGTTCCTGCATACTTAGAACTGTTGCGAAGCAAAAATAAGTAACGTCGAGTCTTAGTACAATAGATAAATGCTCCAACGTTTTCTAAAGGACTAGAGTCCATAGACCGTTCTTGTATTCGCCTTCCCAGCTTTTCACCCACTGATCGAGATTCCATTTATATTGTGTTCCTGTATTGAGATTACTTACGTATTGTACGCTAGTAGCACCTTGGCTGTCAAATACCACAGTCCATCTAGTACCATCATATTGAATAATATCATTAGCATGAGCTATTAAATCTATACCACTTGTACCTTGCCAAGCTGTTGGTCCTGTTCCGGGAGCGTTATCAAAACTTCCTATATCATGAAGTATTAGGTATCTGGTGCCTGCTGCAGGAGTTGTTATACTTCCTGTTGGATCTACCTTGCGTGGATCGATAATAGCGTTAATAGGACTTAAAGTATTTGTAGGATATGTATCTATATCTGCATTAAAAATGAGTAAGCTGTCATCTGTTGGATGATAACTAACAGTTCCAACTACTTCAGCTATTCCATCTTCTGTGAGCAATCTTATTTGGCTAACACCATTTTCTAACACACCGTAAACATTAATTAGACTGCGCCAGGTATCTCTAGTTCCGACTTTAACTGGTGTTTCTGTTACAGGATGTTTTGGAGTCAGATCGGTCGGCGGATCTCTAGGATCTTCAAACTCTGAATATTTCAACAGTGTCAGCGTATTACCTATTAATAGCACACCAAAATCTAATGGGGTAAAATATTGTCTAGTGCCCATTAGGTTAGTATCATTGTAAACATCTTCACTGAGATTACCATCACTGTCGTGTATGCTGGCGATAATTTTCTGTATCACACCCAGTTTCTTGACCTTGGCTGGGGCTGAAATCCAAACAGGTAATTTAAATGTTAAGGTAGCTACGTCTATGGGGTTTTCGGTCCCTATAGGCACTGAGCGACTAGACCAATTTGGTGATTCGAGATATACCGCGGTAAGACTAGTCCAATCAATATAATTATCTGTTGATTGTATTTCTAGTGCCGGATTGAATAATACGATAAGTTGTTCGAGTAACTGTAATTTTTGTTTGGTATTACTAGTCCATATGTCTAATTTTAATTCCAGCGTATAAGGCACGGGCATTAGTCGTTCGATACTAAACGCATTACCCTGGCGTGCTTCGTATTCTTGTGTGTCTTCGTTATAGTAGCGTTGGCGGATACTCATCTTGCCAACAAAATTAGGTTCTTGTACACGGTCTCTGTCATAAGTTATGTTATTGATATACACAGTCATAGCAGGAACAGTAGGCATAGCATTTTCACTAGCATTAGTAAGTATCTGCGCTACCTGGCGACTACCATCTGCATAGTAAGCAGGCACACGTTGCAAGGTAGTATTGCCATTACGATCTTGACCGTACTCTACTTGGAATCCTGATACCATGCGAATAAATTGAGCAAGGAAACGCTCAATCTGTGCATCATAAAAATATTGTTGAAGTGCTGCCATAATTAATTATCCGCTGAAGCTCTTAATGCGTCACTTAAACTTTGACGTTGATAAGTGACATTCGCATAAATTGTATATTCTAATACATCATTGGTATTTAACGCTGTAGATACTGTAAATGATATATTACCTGCTGTGTTAGCAATAGTATTGGTAATGATCTTGCTGTTTAGTTTTGTTTTTACACCATAGGTACTTCTGTATGCAGTCTTGGTCACTACCTGTTTAGTAGCAAGTGTGAATGACAATGTCTGTGCGTTGGCCGCAGGAGTGTAAGCACCTGATGAGATACGTATAGCGTCCCAGACAAGTGCGTTAGCATAGTTGGCGTCGGTGTTGTTGACAAAGCCGCTACGCTGAGTAGTATTGGTCGCACCTGGTGTAAGATTAGTGCGTAAACCATCTTCGATCTTAACCCAACGACGTCCATCGAAACGGAACAGTCTATTAGGCACATAATCTAATCTCAAGAAGTAATCACCTATCACTGGACTTGTAGGATAAGCTATACCAGCTGCAACTGCCGCACCGTTTGGTGGGAATGCATCACTAGTTAAGTAACCTTTGACTTTATCACTTGGTGTTACAGTACTTGAACTTGAATAGGTATTGCTTGAAACATTGGCATTAGAGCTAGCAAGTATGCCTTGTGGATCCCCTGGCTGACCTTCTTGCGTAACAGGAGCAGTGTAAAGATTTGTAATATCATATCCACTCTTAGGAACATCACTTTCAGCACGTGCAACGATAGCATCATTGATATCAATATATTTGTTATAGGTACTGATAACTTGGCTCAATGGAGTATCACTACCGTCGATAACACCATCACCGTTAGTATCCCCAGCGGCAATATTGTTGAGTATGTCTTTGTATTCTTGACTGTCTACTAGCGGTTGTAGTTTAACACGCCATAAGTGTGGGTACCAAGTCGGAGCAAATCCTTCTGCGGCACGTGTAGCATCATTAACAACATAGTAGCGTTTAAGAGCGGCAGGCACAGTATCATCTAATGGATAATAATCTTTTAAATTTGGTAGCTCCATGACATCACCAACCATGATCTTGCGACCAATAGTATCGATCATGTCGTTTAAATGGAACACAGCAAACATGGTATCACCAGTTAGGAATAGACCAAACTGTTGTAAGTCAAAATCATTATCGTTGATACGATAGATAGTTCGCATGGTATAGACGCTGGTGTCATATTTGCGATCGCGATTTTCTAAGAACAAGAGATCTTGGATGCTGGTAATGCCGGTTGTACCGGGTTCGGTATTGCTGGCAAATGGTTGATCGATTGGCCCCAGATATTTGTGGATATTAACATCAACTCCACCAACGGTAAACATTTCACTGATACGCTGATCAAAGAATTTGTAGTCGTTACCCTTGTTTGGGCGCCATAAACTTAAACGTGGCATTATCTAATCCTAATTATCTAGTATTTATCGCGATTGACAGCCTGCTCAAATGATGTTATACTTTTTTCATGGCTGAGATCCGTACAAGTTTAGATTGGGCGCGAGTGCAGATAGCATTAGAAGCACCTGTACGGAGATTGAACAAGTATAGCGACCAAATGCTACAGATAAGTACAAACATTGGGCTTATGGTTAAACAACTCAGTGAAGAAGAAATAATCTGCCGTAGACAGGGCAAACAAACACGCAAACACCAAGAGCTTCTAATCAAAATTAACAGTGAAATAGCCAATTATGAGCAGATGATTACTTTTGGTACGCTATTAGCTGGTTGACTTTACACCAAATATCATATATAATGTATATAAATCATAAGGATAAGACATGGCAATCAAAATTGATGGAATGAAAAAGAAAGCTAAAGTTAGCAATATTAACTTCAGTGATGAAAAATATACAGGTAAAGAACCCATATGGGACTATGATCGCGCACTTACTTTTTCAGACGAAGAATTTGACCATCACCTACGCAAGAGTTTTGCCTACTACAATTACTACTATGGTCCTAAAGATCTAAAGAAATATGTAGTAGCTTGGTTGCGCCAACATGAAGGCGATAGCGGTGTACATAAACTAGACAAAGCCACTATCGATCGTTACTCTCGCACTTCAGACAGCCTAACACCATTCACAGTCTGCGCACTAGTCAAAGCCAACGAACGTGGTATGCCTTTACGTGATCGCCATGTAGAATATATCCTTGATGCTGTGCATCGTGTACTAGAAATGCGTGCAGACGATGATGAAGAAGTTGAGGAAAAGAAAGACACAAAGAAACCGGAAGTACGTGTTCCTACCATACAGGATCGCATGAACGAAGTGGCTAAGAAACATATCCTTTATTTTGAAATCATGGAAGATGCCTTATTTGCAGGTGAAAATGTGGATCCCAAAGCCTATGAATATCTAGTTAAGAACACAGTTCCACAGGCATTGATAGGTAAGATACAGGCAGTGTTCGAGCCACGCTATGCTGAACTTAAAGAAGCACGTAAGGGTGAATGCGAACAACTTAAAGAAGCCTACAGTCATTACAAAGCCGCAGACTATAAACGCTGTGAAGCATTCTATGAAAAACTATTCCAAGACTTAGCCGCTTACAATCAGACTAAGAAAGC